CCGTCTCCTTACGAATCGTCTTTGTAATCTGCTCCTGTCGCTTGAGCACGTTAGAGACCGTCTGCGGCACCACCTCATCGTGAATAAACAGACTCGGCACCATTGAACCGTAGAAAGCGTTCGCGCCCTCCGTGCCAGAGAATACGGTGCCAATAGGAAACTTCTGCTTATACCACATTAAGTCCTTAATAAGCCAGGACTTACCCGTACCACGGCGTCCAATAAACAAAACAACGCCGTCATCCGGAATCATATTCATATTAAATTTGGAGAGGCGCAGATTCATGGTGGGGCGGGGGGAGGCAGAATCGCCACCCATCGTCGGCAACATCGCCGTCAAACCCATACCAGGTCTTGCCGGAGCACTCATCTGTGTTGATACCTATTTCAGCCATTTTTCTTTTACCGCGTATCCTCGCCACGAGTATGCGGAAAGTCTCTTAAATTAGACCCGGTCTGAAACTTAGAAATGCCTGGTAATCGCAACCGAGGTCGCGGTGGTCCTATTCGTGGTGCTCCAAGAGGTGGTCGTGGTGGTAGCGCTAGCGGAGGTCGTGGCGGCTCAGCAGCAGGTAACGCCGGTGGTAAAGTAAACGTGCGTATTGCAAAACCCACCGTCAGCGAACTACCTGAATCACTATTACTATCCAGTACTCCTGCTCAAATGCCAACAACAATTTGTGAGGCAATGAGCGAATTTAAGAAACCCCAAGCGTACTTCTCGGCACTTGAGAAACTACAACCGTCTCTTGAGGCGTCTATTGTAGGGTTTCAGTCGTCCTGGCTCGGTATTTCAGGCGAGAGTATAACCGGCATTGAACGCCAGAACGACTCATCCTTTGAAGGCGCTCTCAAGATGGCGGACGGAACTACAAAGGATATCTTCATTAAGCGTATTCATCTTGTAGATCCGCTCGCCGCAATGGAGGGCGAATACGTTTTACCATCAGATGGCGCTCTCTCTGCACCCAGCGATCTATGGAAAAATACGCTTATGAAAATCAATAATCCGCTTAATGAAGCGTATGTTGACTGCCTCTTTGCTCTCTACGCCTCTAAGTTTGTTGAGAGCCGTATTTCGCCACATTGGTGCCGCTGCTACGGCACATTCTCTGCTCGCGTAGATACTTATAGTTATAATATTTCCGAAGAGTACGATTCTCTACGTAGAAAGCCGTGGTGGAATGTACATCAGCGTCTAGGTCTGTTCAAGTATCAGGCGGACGAAGAGGGAAAGAAACACATAGAAACACTCTTTACGCAACCTGGTGAGGCGCTATCTCTTGACGATTTCGTATCAGTAGATGCCGATACAGGTACTGCGATTGTTGTAACTGCTACCAATGATATTACTATCAGTGAAGAGGAGCCCGCTGTAACGAATGAAGAGCCTGTGAAACTAACAAATCCTAAATTGAGGCTCAAGCGTATGTCCGATTCCGGCTCTGGTTCTGGCTCTGGTTCTGGTTCTGGTTCCTCGTATGATAGTGACGAAGTGGAAGAACTTGTAGAATTTTCCAATTTCCCCGTACAGGTTTCACTCCTTGAGAAAGCGGACGGCACAATGGATACTTTACTAGAAGACGAGGATGCGGATGATGTCGGTATGCTAGAGACAAAAGACGCGCGCTGGGCGGCGTGGCTCTTCCAAGTGATCGCGGGTCTGGTTGTTGCCCAGCACTATTTCGGCTTCGTTCACAACGACTTACATACCAATAATATTATGTGGAACGGCACTGGAGTGACTGATATCTACTACCGTGTTACGCCTGGGCGGGGTAAAGAGACCTGGTATATGAAGATTCCTACATACGGACGCCTGATGAAGATTATTGATTTCGGTCGTGCCTCCTTCACCGTCCCTGGTGCCGGCTTCTTCATTTCCGACGCATTTTTTCCTGGAAACGACGCTGCCACCCAGTACAATTGCGAGCCGTTTTACGATTCCGCCGAGGGTAAGAAGGTAGAGCCTAATACCTCGTTTGACCTGTGCCGCCTTGCCGTATCGCTGCTTGAATCACTCTTTCCGGACCGACCTGCCAATGCGACGCCTGTTAAGATTATGTCACGCGAAGGCGCAAAACTCTATCCCGAAACGATCAGCCCCATTTATAACTTGTTGTGGGAGTGGCTCACCGATGATAACGGTAAGAATGTACTTCGTACGCCTGCGGGTGAGGAGCGCTACCCTGACTTTGACCTATACCGTGCTCTTGCCGCCGAAGTTCACAATGCTATGCCAAAAGTACAAGTAGAAAAGCCATTGTTCGCACAGTTCCGTTGTAACGTCAAGGATATACCCGCAGATACGCAAATTTATGAATTGATTTTATAGACCCATAATAACAGAGAATGAACCACTATTGGAAGGCGAAGGCATATATGATTGCTATGGTTCTCCTTATAATTGGCGGTCTTAACTGGGGAGTTAAGAGCTTTATGGGCAAGGACCTCGTTACATACGTAACGGGACGTAATGTGATTGTTGCCAATGCTATTTTTGGCGTTGTTGGTCTGGCTGCGCTTTTTATTGGATTCAACCGTGATAGCTATCTCCCCTTCCTTGGCAAGTCGCTAATCCCTTGCGAAGTACTACAGCCTCAGACTCCCGAGAATGCCGATATTTCCACCGAGGTTCACGTAGGTCCCGGCACAAAAGTCCTTTACTGGGCGGCGGAACCTAATAATAAGGATCTACACGAGGTAAATGATTGGAAGCATGCCTATCTCACGTATCGTAATGCCGGTGTTGCAGTTGCAGACCAGTCAGGCATTGCAAGACTCAAGGTACGTAAACCGCAGCCGTATAGCGTACCTATCAAGGGCACGCTATCGCCCCATATTCACTACCGTAAGTGTATGGGCGAGGGACTCATCGGACGCGTTCACACTGTTAAGCTCAATGAGAAGGAGTTTTTTGAGAACTACGTAAATATGCAGGAGACAAATGACCCTGTTACGGAAAAGTCGGCGTTTAACTACGTGAAGCCCGCCGAGGCACTCGCAGAAACGAGACAAGTAACCCTCAAGACACTCAACCGTTCCTTAATGCCGCAGGGAGGTGCGCCCGATGAGGCAAATCTAACTGTCGGCACGCCTGCTGATAACGCATTCACGGCTATTAATACTCCCCTTGTTGGTGCTACGCTTGATGCGGCGTTTACCGGCAAGGGAGTTTGAACACATTTCAGTATATGTTTTTAGCATATTATGAAACCTTGGTGGGGGTGGGCGCAGGGGTGGGCGCAGGGATGGGCGCAAGGATGGGCGCAGGAATGGGCGCAGAAGCAAATTTCATCATATGCTTGTAGCATAATATGAAATTATGAAAGTAATTGATTGTTTACAGATCCGTGGGCTCATTACGATTGCCGCCGCGGCTGTTAATAAAATCACGCTGCTTCGCCGTCGTGCAAACGCAACCGCCACCGCAGCTGAAAGACGCAGGGCAGCACTCAGGCTTGCACTGGTTGTTCTTGAACATGAAGAGGTTGTCGGGACCAATCTCAACATCGGGACCCAGTAGCGGCTCATTTGGCGCCGGTCCGCGCCAGTTAGAGAGACCGTTCGCCGGCTTCTTTACAATGTTATCGTACGTGCCAATCGCCTGGTAGTTATTACCAATGGGGGAGGCATTATCCAGCATGTAATCAATGAATCCCTCGGCGTTGACCACAGGGTAGTTGGTGAATCCGTACACCATCAGGAGATTTGCCAAGAGGAGCAGACCCAACATTACGAGCACGAATGTAATTCTGGGAGACATTTGCTTTAGTTATAGATTAGATTTTCTCCGCTAAGGTTTCTAGGACCCAATCGTATGTCTTATGAATATCTGAACTTCCAACATCGGTAAAGTCACGTACCTCAATAAACTGTCCGCCCTCAATCACCATAAACGTGCCTGACTCCGTAAAAAGTTGGTACCACTCTTCGTCAGCAGGTTTGCTGGCGCATAATGTATGTTGCTGTAGCCAAGTGTCAGCCACTTTCGTCCAATTACCGGATGACATATACGATGTCTCGCTCAGCTTGACCGCATTGATAATCTCCTCTGAGGCGAGTCGTACAATGCCACGTACTGTCGTCTGTTTGCCGTCGGCATCAGTGATTTTACATCCGGGGACAATTCCACGAATTTCAGCAGGACCTAATTGCGTCATAACGTGTGTCTGCCCCGTAAAACCGGCTTCGGACTTAAGGCAATGCGAGCTCGGCTCCATGTAAATCTGGTTCGGGTTGAGTAGCGCAAAGACTTGCTTATTCCACATCTTGAGGTCATCTAGGTTGTTCTCTAACTCCTCCCAATCGGCGAACTGAAGAGTACCGTTGGCGCTGCTGACGGGGATACGACGCGTGGATGTAATAAAGCAATACACCTTCCGCTGCTGCTGCGGCAGTTTTTGGGCGGCTGGATGGTTTTCTACGAGTGTTGGTTTGGCGTCGGTGTAGACAATATGCGATCCGCTCACCTGAACGCCGTACAAGTCGTACATATCATCGGTATCCTGCTCAAAGGCTAAGGTGCCTCTTACTTCCCCACCGTCAGCAAGGACGGTTCCCAGTTTAATAGATTCTATTGGCTGCACGCCTTCGGCAGTTTCCACTTGGGTACCCTCGGCAAAACAGAAGACGCCCGCAATGCCCGTAATACTGTCTCCCTGACCCGCGTCGTTAATCGCATTCACCGCCATAATGATAATTGCAATCACCGCAATGAAAAGGAACGGTAGCCAAATGAAAATTGCCGCAATAATGACCAAAATTGTAATAATAATATTAATTACCAAATCAAATACACTCAGGGTCGCTTGAAGCGCCGAGATACCTGACATAATGCCCGCCACCGCAACGCCAAATGTCTTACCAATCGCTCCATTTAACTTCATAAAGGTCGCGCGCAAGGCGGTGAGAGTTCCTTGAAACCGAGTCATAAATACCTCCGTCATACTGTTGAATTGACTCCACATAGTCTTGAGAAGCCCTCGTACATTGAACAATCCTTCTACGGTTTGTCCAATTGCGTCAGTAAGTAACTTAAATACCTGCATTACCGGTTGCATAATTGTTTTCATTGTATTGTTGGCAAAGGTAGACAATAGATTATTGAAATTATCAAAAGCGAATTGAAGCCGGGACCGCGAATCATTATCTGGCTTATAGAAAGGTGCTAAGAAAAAGACGAATAATATGTTTTGATTGTACTCGTCCCAGTGATCCAGTACCTCCTTTTTATTTGACATAGCAAAGAAGTACAAGACTCCAACAAGAAGTGCTCCAGTCAAACCTATGAAAGCCCACATCCTCTTGAATTGGGTGTATGAATTCTACAATTTATAGAACCGTAATAGAAGTCAATGAGCGTAACCCGTAAGCAACGTGGTTATATTCGCCGTGCGGCATATACACGTAAGACAAAGAGTGGCACGCGTGTACGGGTTTCGTCTGGATTGATTAAGAATGTTGGTCGTCCAGGTAAGGGATACCGTGGTCCTAACGGGAGTCCCGGTATAGGTCCATTACGTGAGGGCGAACTCTCACAGTTCGGTTACACCAATGTAGTCAAGAAGTCTGTGAAGTCTCGCCGTTCTGCGTTAAAGAAGGCTGTTAAACGCTACGGCTCGCTATCAGTTCGTCGTAAGCTCCAGGCGGTTGCTACGTATACGAAGCACACATCACCGCGCGCTAGCAAAGTCTTCAAGACGGATATTGCGTGGATTAAACGCACATTATAAGTAGGATGGGCGGCTTTTTTTCTGTTGCTAGTTGGAATGATGTAGACGAAGATACTACAACCCCGATGGTAAATATAAAACCTGTAAATGGCGGGGGGCGAAAGCGGGAGACACGTAAGAAGCGAAAGGTTTCACTGCGTGTCGTAAGACCCAAGTAAAATCACGGCTTTCAACAGAGGGTTTTCAGAATGGAAACATCCGAGTTTGAACGATTGACCGCGTGGAAAGAGGGTTATACAAGAACTATAATCGTCTTTGTGCTTATTACTGCTGTGCAAATTGGTTTATTAGTCGGCGCTTTTCAATTACACTTATTAGCCGATATTAAAAAGAACTTCGGCAATTACCGGTGTAATCCATTATTTATGCCATTTGTAGGCAATTTTGGATACAATCCGATTGATAATTTCAATTTCTGTGTTCAAAGTATTTTTCAAGGCAAAGCCGCCGAAGTCTTTGCGCCTATTTACAGTATTTTGGGTACTTTTCAAGGCGTTCTTATGACCATCGTCAATTCGGCTTTGAGTATTCGCGGAATGTTTTCAAACTTCCTTGGCGGCGTGGAGAACTTCATTGCCAGTGTACGCAATAAGATTCAGTTCTTGATGAACAACGTCCGTATGAGTTTTATTCGTATCCTCAATTTGATGGGCAAGGTATACGGCTCTATGTTCGCCGTACTCTTTATGGGACAGTCCGCAATGACCGCCGCCTTTAATTTAGGTAACAACGACCTTGTAAAATTCTTATTTGAATTCTGCTTTGCACCTGATACGGTGGTTAAGATGGCAGATGGAACGCATAAGACGATTAAGGATGTTGTGATTGGTGATGTGCTGGCTGAGGTTCCTAACAATAAGTCGCCTGTTGTGACGTCGGTTTTCCGCTTCGCCGGCGGCTCTACGCCGATGGTACGTATTGGTGACGTGGTCGTGAGCGGCGCGCACTATGTTTTGGCGGGGTCTGACGGGATGGTGCCGGCAGAGGCACACCCTGATGCGGTATGGGCAGGATCGGTTCCAGAACTCGTGTGCCTGAACGTCAGCGGACATCGGTTCCGTGTTGGAAAGGACGGACTGCTGGTAGCGGACTACGACGAGCACGATACGGCTGCTGTGGTGGGTGAGACGCAGCGTATGGCTACAAAGGCTTTGAATGGAAGGGTTGACGGAGAAGAACCGGTCATGGATTACAGCCTTGGAGTCGCCGGTTCTAGCGAAGTGTTGATGGCGGACGGAGAATGGAAACGTATGGATAGCATTGCGATTGGCGATGTGGTGAAACATTCAGGAAAGGTACTCGGCGTCGTATGCGAACAGTGTGATACGACAGTCATCTCTCCGTCTGGCATTGTATTTTCGGCTGCGCAAATCGTCTACGATTCCTCGGCAAATCAGTGGAAACGTAGTGCGAATTACTGGTCTAGAGGACCCGCTGGCGGTGCCAAGACACTCTATACCATTTTTACTATGAATTCAGGTGCGATTAGCATTCGTAAGGGTAAGTCGGTGGAGTTTATTCGCGATTACCGCGAAGCGCCCCTGCCCGAAATGGAGTCCGCTTACGAGAAAGAATTTCTGGTCGCTCATTAAATATGTCGGTTCCGTCACAGGCGCCGCCGTACTATGGCTCAACCCAGACGTACATCTATTACCCTGATCCGGCGTTGCCTTTGTCCACAGTAAACTACTGTGCCCAGAGCTGCGATGTGCTACTTTTTCGTAAGCAGCCGAATGATCGGTCTGGGGCAGATTCAATGAACTTTAAAGAAGGTAAGACACTACTTGCTGGATATTCCAATACTACCCCTCCGGTTCAAGGTACACCATTTCCTACGTTTCGGTCGCATACTGACTATATTAAGTATAAGCGTGCCGTAACTGTACTCACCCAAAATTATGCGAGTGATACACAGCAGTAAATGGCGAAAAAAATTGAGTTGTCGGTTTTTATTATTTGAATGTGCATAAAATGCCCGTTCAAGTGAATGCCTCCTATTACGGCAGTGACCTTATTGTAAGAATTCTACCTACGCGGGCGGTCGGCGTTGATCGTACGCCCTACCATATCGCTTTGTTGCTAGATACGAGTGGAAGTATGGATGGGGGTCCGCTTGCCGCCGTTATCCGCACTCTACACCTGCTCATTGACCGTATGGAGGAACGGGATATGCTGACAATTGTTCAGTATGCCAGTACCGCATCAGTTGTTGTTAATGGTGCCAACATGAATGCCCGTGCTAAGACGGATATTCATCGTATCGTAGACCGGTTGACCGCGGATGGTGGTACAAATATGGAGGATGCAATTGAGGTGCTCAGTGATATAAGTGAATCACAGATTGATGCTGTCTTCCTAATGACCGATGGACACGTCAACACAGGAATTACGAGCTCTGCGGGGTTGCTAAGGCTTATTGCGGCGCGGCTACAGAAAGGAACACCTGTAAATACTCTCGGTTTTGGTAATAATCATAACGCTCAAATGCTCCGTGATATGGCAGTGCGAAGCTGCGGCTCTTATACATACGCCGATGTTGCCGAACTCATCCCCGCTATCATTGGCGATATTGTCGGCGGACTCATTGACCAGGTCGGTTCAAGTGCCTATCTGACCGCTCAGGCGGGATGTCACTGCCTTGAACTCGGCGTGGATGTCTCGCGTCCTGAAGTTTATCGTGTAGGTTCCCTTATCGCCGATAAGCCCCAGTGGGCTGTCTTTCGTGGTCCCTGCTTGCCTGTTCAGCTCACGTGGACCGAAGGAGGAGTTACGCATCAGTATGTTGCTACGCCGTCCGTTGGAGGACTTGATATTATGGAGATGGAAGAACAGGTTCAGCGGGTTCACCTTGTCCACACAATGACAACTGTATCTGAGATGATTGTACAAAAAGACTATGCCGGTGCAATTGCCGAACTCACCGCTGCAGAGCACCGTCTAGCACTTTCACCCGCCGCCGGTCGCTCCTTCATTCTCCGTCTTCAAGCCCAGGTGGATGAAATGCTAGATGATGTTCGGCGGCAACAAGGACCCGTAGTGGACACGGATGTTGACATGCTAACCCGAATGGTGAGTAACGTGACCGCACTCGGCACACAGCACGGTTTCTTCCTCAGCCGTAATACAACTGTAGGCGACCCCGATGTCATTTCATCTCCGTTCAGTACGTCTCGCCAAAGGCAAGCTACGGCGAATATTACGCAAAGTTTTCAAGAGCATGAGTAGATGGACGCGTCCGATACAATTCGTAAAAACAAGGCACAAGCGCTGTACGTGAATCAATATGCTCAGTTTGTCCGAAATAACGCCGGTGGTGATTGTGGAAAACTCAGCACAACCTGCTGCTATACAACTAGCACGTGCATTAAGAATTTTCCCTCCTTTGAAAACAAGTACGACTACTACCACGGAATGAATGTCTGTGTGAGCACATGCGTGTCAGCACCCATTCCTGAGACCGGCGGTAGTAAGTAACGCTTTTTTTCGGTGGGTTGATAAATGTCTCAGTCTGACTCTGTGATTTCAGAGAAACCACAGGCGGACCGGCTCAAAGAATCAATTGCGGTTTTGAAGAAACTCACAGTTGATTTAGGTATTCCTTATTCATCCCCCGAAGTCCAAGAACTCAAGGCACACTTTGACAGGTATATCAAAGACGGTATATGCTGGAACGGAAACGTCTCTTTTGCGGCTTACGGTCGTATCGCAACGGTAAATCTGCCTCGTGGAGCAAAAAAACCTATTGAAGTGACATTAAAGCAATTTCGGGTAAACTAAGTGATGACGTACGGCTGCGGGTTCTGGACCTTGGTTGGCTCCCCCTCCATCACCTCAATATCAAACTCTGCTAGATTAGCACCGGCTGCCTTCAGTGCTGCAGTGACCTTATGCTTATACGCAATCATAACTTCAATCGCATCATTCACGGTGTAGTGGGTATCGTTGATCGCACTAAATTCATCTACTCGCATACCTAGAATATAGACGTTCTTGTCGTAAAAGTAAATATCTAGGTCGTACTTGGCAAGATGATCCCTCAGTGCATTATAGCGTACCCAAGAATCTTCTAAAGACTGCCTATAACCAAACATAGTAAACGCAGTCATCATACTAATTGCATATCCGATGTACATGGTTGGTTTTGTAAATTGATAATAAATAAAATTTATTGTCAATTTTTTGTTGGTTGGGGTGCTTAGTTACTGAATAACATACCACCGCGACCACCGTACACCTTAAATATATTCCAAATCGTAATGTACGCATAGATATTGAAATTCGGCGGGGGTCCTCCACCCCGTGCGTTATTGATTGTAAGATAGAGCTCCTTGCGCGCTATCTTATCCCAATTCGCCGTACCTTTCGGCATGTACTCCAACCGGTTGTTCTTATGTCCAAACGCATACGCATACACATAGCGGTCAATACACGCCTCTTTCACATAATACTGCGACGGAATCACCGAACGGAAAAAGGACCCACCCTCGTGAACAAAGCGCTCATATGAATTATAGTGAAGCGCCGCACCCGCCAACGGCTCCGAATACGCATTATAAAATCCAGGCTGAACCTGCCAGTTGTTCGCTTGGTTCGGTAGAAGAAGCGCATTCGGCCACCACGGAATCGTACAAGGATTCGGCGGCGGTGGAACTCCGCCTGTCGGCTGTGATACCGGCGTTGGGAAGAGGTCCCGTGTAAATAAGAAATACGCATTATAAATCTCCGCCTCAGGTCGTTGTAGAACCCAAAGTATTTCTTTCGTAGGATTTGCATACGGTATATCCAAATGAATCTCCGTTTGACCCAAAGTCTCCTCGGGCTGAATCGCAAAATGCTGCTGTACCTGATACGTCAACTCCGCCGTTCGGAACGCAATTGCCTCCTGCTCTTCTAATGAAATATACTCAATCATTACATATGCCGCCGTCGGCGAAAATCTCAAGGGCATCTGCATACCTGGTACATATCCACCCGTTACCGGCGTTGTGCCCATATGCGCATTCATTGTATATACCGGTCCCGTTGGACCCGATGGCGGATTGGTCTGCCAAAAGGGCGATCCTAGAATGGGTAACATAGGATTATACAGCGGGGTACTGCCGCAGGGTATATTGGAGAGTCCAATCGTATTAGGATTGGCACGGGCTTCCGTATAGATAAGTTGGTTGATTGGGCGGAAGGTCACGTGAATACGTACAAGGTCGTTGGCAAGTGCCTGAATCGGCAAGGCGTGCGAATGAATGCCAGGCTTAGAAAACCAAAACGGAATCGGTATATATACTTTTGTCGGGATTGGGGTCAAATAAGTCGTACTTTTATATCCGTAGGCGGTGCGCTTAATCATAAAATTCTTCGCTATTGCAGATTCCGTCGTCTCGTTAAGTTCATCTAATATTTCCAGAAGCCGTCCATCTAGAGTTTCTACAATCTCACCGCCAATCTCCAACTCTATCTGCTGAATTAAGGCGTGTCCTAGACAATTCGTCCAACCAAATAGCGGTCCTAAGAAATCGCCTAAATTATTCGGATCAATTGCCGAAATTTCAGTTGTACCATTGGCGACCTGGATTGCTAACAATTGTTGAGAGTAGATATCTGGCATCTCAACTACCACCATCACACCGTTAATTAATTCACCTATCATCGGCACAGTGACTGACACGCGCTGACCAAACTCGGGCGTGCCGTCAAACTCCACCTTATTCCACTGCGCTGCCCAGCGGGTCGTCTTATTCACAACGTGTATAAACTGATGTATGTCTGGGTTGCCCTTCGTAGCCATCAGACGTGCATCAGCCAGCCCCGTGCTCACAAGGGTTAGGCTATTTGCGGGTGTAGCAGCCATCCTATCCTTGTTATATGGGGTTAATTTAGGTGCTTTGCTTCTGCGCTAAAACAGTCGCTTATCCTCAGATTCAAATACGAGCGTATCACCCGTATTCACAATATCTGGCATATAGGTTGAAAACGTAATTCGGTTAGGAATCTTAATATCCAACCATTTGTAATCACGGGGATAGACTTGGACCATATCGTTTTGATACTGATAAACGTACCATTCCTTCACATATTTCGCCTTGAACTCCTTATTTGTGTCCATTGCATTAACATTACGCCTTTTTACCTGAACTAGAATTGGATTCGCCAACAGTTGATAATTCGTATTATAATAGGAATTATCTATTAATAGGGAGCGTTCCCATCGGTCAATAGGACGGTACGAAAAGACATAGATGCCGCGTCTTATCATTGAAATAGTTGCGGGCGTGGTCTTTAGGCTATCTCTCTTGTCACCAGCACCGTATTTGCTATAATAATTGCCACGGCGCCTACGAGTTGTATTGCGTTGGGCTTCTGACTTGTAAAAATCCAGTCAAATATGTACGCCGCAAAAATACCAAAGAACGAAAGAGCACTGAAAAGCAGTGTGCTCACCTGCGGGATGAGGAAGAATCTCAGGGCGTAGCCTACGAATCCTATCAAGGAGTTGAACGCAAGAATTCCGCCAAGGCTGCTCGGTGTAATATCAAATGTATTCTTCGCAAGAACGCCTAAGAGGGCGGCAGCGGCTATTCCTACTAACCACAAGACTCCACTACTACCGTACATCTGTATCATCTTCGTCCAAGGCTGTGTATCTTCTTTCTCCCTACGCCAACGGAACCAAATATAAATGCCGACCTCGGTCAGCGCCGCAACTAAGGCACAGATGACACCAATCATAGTCCAATTAGAGGTTGTTG